GTATATCCTTTTTCTATTTTACCTTCAATGGTTAAATTAGGAGATAATTACTCACAAGCAAGTGAACCTGGAAATCAGTATGTTACTTTTGATACATATAGAATTAATGGAACTATCTATATTGATTCTGAACAAAACTATGCCAACTGGTATCTAGGTAGTATAGAATATAAATCAGGATGTGTAGAGACATATCATAAAGTAAGCGGTGGTATTAAAGCATATGATTATGATTCTGATAATGGATCTTATGAAATTACACCTTTTGGTCCAGGTGGATTAATGGCAGATAACAATGGCTATTTTTATCCATTAACTCAAGCTAATATCTATTGTGAATATTTTACTTACACCACTCATAATGGTCAGCAGTATAATGGTGTTGACTTTTATCTACACTTATATGCAGGAGATGCCACTTTTATTGAAGGAGATATTTCTTTCCAAATAGATACAATATTCAATGACTTCTGCAATAAAAATAATGAACTAACATTTTATTTTGACTAATCATGACAACAAATTATCCTACAACACATGCAGAGAAGAAAGCATTCTGGGCTGCAAAAAAAGCTGAAATGGAAGCAGCAGCTGCAACACCTGTAGTAATGGCTGCATCTATTGAAACTCCTGAGTCTATTCGTAAAGCAAGAGTAGAAGCTAAGTTAGCTGAACTTAATGCTAAAGATGCTGCAAAATCTAATCATCAATAATTATGGCAAAAGATAAAAAGTGGATGCAAAAGGCAGTTAACCCTGCACATAAAGGATACTGCACTCCCATGAGCAAAGCTACATGCACTCCTAAGAGGAAGGCATTGGCTCGCACTTTTAAGAAAATGGCTAAAAACAAATAAGAATATGGCAAGAACAAAACCAACACCAGTTAAAATGTCTAAAGAAGAGATGCGATGGAGAACAGAAGATGACATGCGTACTCTTCAAAGAGCTAATGAAATTCAACAAGATAAAACTAGAATGGCAGCTCTTAAAAAAGCAACTATAGATCTTAACAAATTAGTTATGGGAGGATCTACTAATAAAACTATTAAAAAGAAATAATATGTCAGAGAACAAAGGAAAAGCAAAGGTTAAATCCACTGCTAAATCTGTAGGTAAAAACAAAGCTGCAGTAATGAATACAAGAAATCCTAAAAAACCTGAAGCTATTTCAGGAGATACAATGTCTAACTATGCTATGTATAAAAAAGGTGGCATGACTAGTAAAGCTAAAAAGTTTGCTGCACTAGCTCCTCCTTACAATAAGATTACAGCTGCAGATAGAATTGCAGGTGCTAAGAAAAACTCTAGAAAGAAATAATATGGCTACTAAGAGAATGACCAAAGCTACAGGTCGTAAAATAAAGAAGTATGAACCAGGTGGAACTGCTACATCTGATAGAAGTTTTAAGCTTTTTGGTAATACTTATGATAAAACAGTATCACGTACTCAAAATGATGATGGAACTATTACAAAGAATAAAGTCAAAACAGTTTCTAAGGATGGAGAACTTCAGAAAAAGAAAGAATTAAGTAGAACTACAGAAGATGGTTATATCATTAATAAAGATAGAACTAAAACTAAATACTTAGGTGATGGAGATATTGATGTAAAAAGAAGATCTCAAAGTTATCCTACTAATAGAGCATCTTATATGGATGCTAATTATAAAAAAGGTGGTTCAACTAGAAGTAAAAAAGTAATCAAATCTAAAAAATAAATATTATGGCAACTACAATGACAAAAGGTACAGCAGGTATGAAAACTGCAGGTCCTGCAAACTCTTACCTTAAAAAAGGTGGTACTACTAAAATGAAAAAAGGTGGTATGAAGGCTTATGAAAAGTCAGCAGCAGATATGAAAGCAGATAAGTCTAGAGCACATGGTAAAGAAGGATCAGCTAAAGATATGAAATCTGATAAAGCTATTGCTACTAAAATGGGTTACATGAAAAAAGGTGGCACTAAAAAAGGAATGTAATTATGGGAACACTAGGCAAAATGAAAAATCCAAATGCTACTGTATCAGCTCAAAAAGTAGCTGGTAGCAATGGTGTAGGTCCAACTAAAAGCACTAAAGCTACTGTTCAAAAAGTAGCAGGAAGCAAAGGTGTTGGTCATACTAAAAGTTCAAAACTTTCTGGAGCTACTCCATCTAAAATGAAGATGGGTGGCATGAAGAAAGGTGGAATGAAAAGAGGTTGCTAATCCGCAAAGTAATCTTCTAAATCAGCCCACCCTGTAAGGTGGGCTTTTTAGATCTATCCATACTAGAATTCCAACAGAATCTTAGATGTTTGTTATTTATTGTCCATATCTCTCCATTATCCAGGGCTACTGTAAACAGTAGATCATGTTCTTGAGAGTAATCTATGACTAGAAAAGCATATCCTTCCATATTATGTTCTATGGATAATATGGGAATCATAGGGTCTAATTGAGTAATCATTTTTCTATATAGTGAGTATACCATTCCTCAAGACTATTATCTGTTGCACAGCTAATCCAATCAGGGCTTTGTATAGATACATTTAGTGGTCCTGTATATACAGGAACCTCTGGTTCTGTAGTATCTTCAAATAAGTCAGTAACATCTACTTTAATTCCTTCATCTGATATATCAGCTTTAAGGACAATAATTACAGATTTTTTCATAGGTTAGATTTATAGGGGGTATTGCTACCCCCATAATTATTATGCTAATTTATTAAATCCTAATGCAGGATTGTTTCTTTCCTCTTCTTCCATATTGTTAACAGCTTCACACCAATCTGCAAGGAGTGATGTGGTTGTTTTATTCTTATCATCTTTCTTGATAAAATATCCTGCTGTTTTACAATAGGTCATGTTGTCTAATGATTCAATATACTTTCTAGTAGCTACATAAATAGTATCCCAAGTATACTCAGGATAAGTTTTCATAAACCAATTCATCCTAGGTAGTATAGTACTAATACTGCCTCTAAGAGCTTTACCAGATACTATACCACCTGGGAAAATATCAATGTACTTTTTTACACTATGTTTAAATTCTAATTCTAAATCACTTTTGTTAGGTTCTTTATCTTTCTTTATAAAGAATCTTTCAATATCTATCAACATCATCTTGCCTTTTTCAGTGATATTATATTGTTCATCTAAATATCCCAATAATTGCAATCTATGCATTTCTGTTTTATCTGGGATAGGTAATTCAATTTTTTCTGTATTATCAAGACAATACAGGAGATAATACCCGTTTGGTGTTAGGTTGTGTTTCTTGAGCAATTGGAATAAGTCTTTCATCTGCTAATATTTTAAGTAGGTTTTCATAATTCTTTCTGTATCTCTTACTAGTCTCACATCTACCATTATGTGTTCTTACATAATATAGAATAGTGCAATGACTCTTACAAGAAAACATAGTTGCAATATCTTGTAAAGTTACAGTAAATTGTGTCTTTAATACATGGGCTGTGATACATAATACATCACCAATTTTACAATTTACTTTTTTATTTTTTGTCTTATAAGCTGGTACAATATTCTTACCATGGAGTACTAAATTAACTCTTTGCATAATATTTTCTGCTATCCTCACTCTTTCTTCTGGAGGATAAAAGTTGATATGTTTTCTTAAAACTTTGTTGTCAGTTGACTGTTCATATAACTGACTATAAATCAAGCAGAACCATTCTCTAAATGTTTCTTTGTTTTGGGTTGCCCATTCTGGCACTAATAATTGTCCCATAAATTTGTTTTTTTGATGGTTTTTTAGTAAATTCTTATTGTATTGTATGTTTAAAATTATATTGTATGCCTCATTTAGATCCTGTAACAAGAGTTAAAGAGTGGATTACACCAAGTTTAATCACAGTTGTTGGTATTATGCTATGGTCACAGCTCACAGAATTAAAGTCAGATGTGAAACAACTATTGATTACCCAGAGTGCTAATCAAGTTAAGATTGCTAATTTAGAAGCTAATATAGCTGAATTGAAAACTAACTACTTAAGTCATGAGCTTGCCTCCCTCACAAAAGAAACAGAACCAAACAGAGTTGCCAAAAAAGAAGAAGGTCCTGAAGTCCCTACTGGAAAGTAAGCCAGTAACAAATATATGGAAAAGTTTAATTACTACTTCACTTGGAGTTGTAATTATTTTAGGATCTTTGTTCTCATCTATTGCTATGAACAATAGTTGGTCAGACTCAGTATGGGGTATAGCAGTAGGCTTAGGTTTATTATTTGCACCAGATGAGATATTAAAAAAACTCAAAAACTTTATAAAATGAAATACTTTGGTATTATAGTAGTATTAGCATTGGTTATTTACTCATGTAATCCTGTGAAGCAAATCTTTAAAGATCCTGCTAAGATAAATCAGGTTGCAGAAGAAATAATTAGAAGAGGATATTGCAGTAATGATACAACTATTATTAATAAAGTTACTGATACAGTATTTGTAAAAAATGAAGACTTTGTAGATACAGTGCTTATTGAAAATGGTGTGTGTAACTTTGATACAGTGTTATCAACAGGCACAAGAGTAAAGTTTGAGAATGGCTTCTTATATGTAAAAGAAAAGAAGTCTACTAAGACTAGGGTCATCACTAATACAGTGGACCATTATATAACAGACAGAGCAAAGGAAGACTTATTAAATAAGGATATCCAATGCTATAAAGATACAGTCAATACATTAAGAGGTTCAGTTACCTCTTTAAAAGAAGTGAATCAAACTCTATTATCAAAACTATCTAAATATAAAATGTATGTCATAGGGCTTATTGCCTTGATTATAGGTAGCTTTGTATGGAAAGTACTTAGAAAACTTAGCAACCCAATTATATAACTATGTTAAATAAAGTAATCGTAACAACTGAAGCTCAGCTTCAAGCTGCATTAACTAATGCTGCTACTCAACCTATTAGTTGCATTTCTATTGAGGATGATATTATTGAACTTACAGCTCCCTTAGAGTTACCTAAGACACTTTATTGTCGTAGCAAACAACTAGTTATTGAGGGAAATGGTGCTACACTTGCACCTAATATTGGAAGTACATTAACTCACTTAATGAGACGTGTTCCTGCTAATCAAGCAGAAGCTTTAAATACTATGCAAAGTCATGCATTTGTATTTAGAAATATCTGCTTTGATGGTAGAGGCTCTGGTATTGGATTAGATTTAGCTGCTACTTATGGAGCTGTAATTGAAAATTGTAAATTCCAAGCATTAACTGAAGGATTACATTTAAGATTCTGTCTAATGACAAGAGTAGTTAATTGTCAATCTATCAATGTTACTGGTGTTGCATTTACTGCAGACCGTGGTAATTGGACAACTGCTTCTAATTCTAATTCACAATCTAATCATAGTAGATTTGAACAGTGTAGAGTATTTAATGCTGCAGGAGCTTATGCTGCCTTTGCAATCTATGCTGCCTCAGGTATGGTTATGGATCAGTGTATTTCTGAAGGTGGTAATCCTAGTTACCATGTTTACTTTGATAGTCAAGGTTCTGGTGTAGTAAAAGACTTTGTAATGCGTGGTTCTCACTTAGAATCAGCAGCTAGTGTTGCTGGTATCAAACTTAGATTATCTGGTGGATATGCTAGATTAAATGGTATCTATTCACAATATGATCAAGTTCTTGTAGATGCAGAAGCAGCTTCAGGATATCCTCACTTATACATTGAGAATGTTCCTTGGTTAACAAGTGGTACTACATTTAAAACTATTGGTACTGCTGTTGTATGGAGCTTTGATGAAGTATGGCAAGGTGATACTATCTTTAATACTACTCGTTGGGTTGGTGGAACAATTCCTTACTATAGATACTCTGAATTCTTCAATCAATCTAAACAGATACTTACTAATTCAATGAAAGTTAACTCTAAAACAATATCTTAATTATGGCATTTTATAAATATTTCTGGGATTTAGAAAATTCCACAACATATGACACACACACTGTGGGTCAATTTGACAACAATGCTACCACAGGTGGTGGTACATTTCGTTGGGTAGGCAATGTAACTAACACTGGTATTACTAATATTGCTGGTATGAGAATCAAACCTAGAGCATCTACTTTAGGATATTGGGAAAGAGTTTATGATGGTCCTGTAAATGTAGGTTGGTTTGGTTGTCAGAACACTGCAACAACTCCTTTGACATTTGGTAGCATAGGTGTTTCTCAAGCTACTTTAGATCTTAGATATGGTACAGGATTTACTACAACTAATGACTGTTACGATAGTACTGCAATTAGATATGCATTTAAAATGATGGGTAGCAATGCAGGATATCAAAGTTTGATGTTTGATCCAACTAAGTATTGGGTTAGTAAAGCTTGTCAATTACCTGTAAACTTATCAACAAGTTCTTCTGCAGTAACAGAATTTATCATTGATGGTAATGGATGTAATCTTGTTAAATTTGGTGTAAATGCTTTTAATTTCTTTGAAAGAATTCCAACTAGTCAATCTGCAGCATCTATTACATACATCAACAACTCATTTATAATTAAAAACTTTAATGTAAATGGTGTAGGTGGTACTAACTGGACAAGCAATGGTTCATTTATAAGATTAGGAGCTGCAACAAATTGTGTAATTGAAAATATCAACTTGACAAATTTTGCATTTGGATTACAATTTGAAAATATAGTAAATAGTCACATTAGAAACATTAGTTCAGCTAACATAGCTCAAACAACAATTTATGCTGTAAGTGGTTCATGGACTGGTGCTATTCCTGCAAATTCTCAATGTAGAAATTTATCTTTTGAAAACATTAAAGTTGTAGATTCATTGAGTCAAGGACAAGCAATGTATATTTCAGATTCTGAAAATGTTACAATTGATCAGTTTTCATTAACAGGTACAGGTAATCCTTCTTATGGTATTAGAATTGTTTCAAATAATGCTAATCTTGTAAGAACAGCTAAAGTAACAAATAGTTATTTTGATATTTTACTTGGACCAGGTGCTGCAACAAGTAACTACAATTGGCAATCTTGTATTTCATTTGAAATATACTTTACAGATGGTGGTAGATTTGTTGTAGATGGTTTAGTTAATAAACAAGCTAATCCTATTGTAAATGCATTATCAACTTCAGGAAATCAACCTGATATTTATATTGCAAATGTTGGTACTTGGCCTGCAGGAAGTAAATTAGGAAACATTAGTGTAGGGTCACCTACTTTTGATTTATACAATGTAAGATTTGGTGCAGGTATTACTACTGCTGCTAATGTAGTGAATCCTGCTAATAGCCTTTGGAATCTTGCAAGTGGTGCTACTATTCCTAATGTAGCTAATGTTAGATATGTCCCTCCAATTGTTCCATAATTGGTTGTTGATTGTTGTTTGTTTAATTGAGAAGAAAAACCCCAAGATTAAGTTCCTGGGGTTTTCTTTTTAAGTGCAATCTTAAGATGTATTAGATAACCTATGAGGTCCGTGATACTATCCTCTGTCTTATCTGTAATACCTATATTCTGTATTCTCCTTAGTTTATCATTAATCCTAGCTTGAATACCTAATACAGGCTCTATATTAAATAAGGGACCAGGCTGGTGCACAGCATCCCCATAGGCTGCATTTTTAGATAACAAGAGATTCTTAATCTCCTCACATTCTAATACAATCTTTTCTATACTACTAAGATCCTCATAGGTCTTAGTACTTTTTCCCATGTAGTCGTGCTCTCGTTGCATTATATCTCATTTTCATTTTAATATGCCAATCAATATCAATGTTGTAGCCGCCACAAAGATCAAGAACTCTAATAAGTACATCAGCCATCTCATCATGGAAACTATCTTTGACCATAATTGCAAAGGTCTCAGCAAATGTTTCATCATTCATTTTTTCTAATGAGAGCTTTTGACCCTCTGTAAATTCTTTAAGTTGTCCAGAAGCTCTATGAACTTCTAATGCTTCTGCTAACTCAGTTACTACTAACATGAGTGCTTCACCCATATTTCTTTCTTTATCCCAGAATCCTTTGTCTTTAGCATTCTGATAAATTTTATCTCTTAATTCATTCATCGTATTTGTCATTGCTTTCTCTATATAATTCATCTAAATCATATCCTAATTCTTCAATGAGTTCCTCAGAGAGGAACCCAATGAAATATTGCTTTGTGTCTTCTGTGTAGAGTAGTTCAAGCAATTCTTCAACTGCTTCAACATCACCATGCTCTACATCAGATATAATCTGTTGCATCACGTGCAACAATACTTTGTCTTTTGCCATATCAAAATAAATTCAACTGCATTTTCTTTGCTCTACTTCCTTCTATGTTTTCTATCTCTTGATGTATCTTATCTAGATAATACTTTTTATTGGTTTCATACTTCTCAAATGGAAGGTCGACAAATTTATTAAATACTTTTTGCACCCACAAGCCAGATTCAATTTGTATTTCTCTACCATCAGGGTGTCTTTTGCTAAGTTTTACACCATTGGTAGATACATAATATCTGACTAACTTTTGAAGTATATCCTCTTTGTATATACCATTCTTAAAATATTTCTGTACAAAGAACCATTCACCTCTAATCTTTATACCACCACAATAATCAAAGATATTTTTGTTAGTTTCTAAATATTCTTCTGGGCTTAGGCCATGTACAAAATAATGATAGATTGCTTTTGATACTACAAGGAAGCTCTTGTTCTTATGTAATGCTAGATTCTCCCATTCAAATGCACCTTTACACTTAGGCTTTTTAGTTATATCACTATATACTGCAATATAATTATTTACATCCCTGATAATCATTCTTTTGTAAGTATCCACTTCTAATGTGAGCTTGGTCATCTTTTCCCATTCTGCACACACATCAGTAAATACTTCCATCTTATCTCTTGGAATTAGAAACTCTAAACCATCTGTATTTTGCATAATAGCTATTCCTTCAGGTATTGCTAAGGATATCTTCTCATACAACATACTTAGAAGTAATTGACCATTTACAGTAATCCTGAAAGTAAGTTCTGGATCATACAGAAAGCTGTGAATACTTTTACTCAAGCCATAAGTTGAATTTAGAATAATCTTGAATAAATAATTCAAAGGATTCTTCTTATCATACTTCTTTCTAGCTTTGTAAAACCACTCATATAAATCACAGAATGGTTCTTTTGGAATATGCTCAGGACTCCATCTATTTCTAATAGCTAGATTAGGATAGAAACTAGCCACATCTGCAGTTACTATTACATGTGTATCTGAAGATTCATAAATACCTGGATTAGCACAACCATGCAAACCACCTAAGCCATAATCAGTGTAAACACCTTTATACTTCATACTATGCTTAGGACCTTCCATCTTACCTTCTAGAATCTTTACATCAAGCTTTTTAAACCAAGCTAACATATTGCAAAATTCTGGGGTCTCAAACTTTACATAAGGTAGTATTAAACTTTTAATGCTTACTCTATCTCTTCTAGTTCTTAGATCTTTGATTTCTTTTCTATCTATACCTAATTTTTTAGATAAGAAGTGAATAAACATTTCTTTGCTGATTCTTGGTTCACTAGCACTATGCAACTTCAAACCATACTCCTTACTTAGAGTAGCTCTTAGTTTAATCTGCTCTCTCATATCAGGCATAGTGAATATAGCTTTAGTACTAGCCACATCATTAATACAATACTTTATAATGTTGACCATATCAACACTACTAGTTACTGGTTTATAATGAGGGTGAGGCATCTCCTCCACATTATACCAATCCATAGAATATTGAATCCACTTCAAACTACTTCTCTTAGCATCATTATCCCAATGATTAAGTTTGAAGATATCTAGTTGTGGTATAGTTAATTTCCATTCAGGATAATCAGCATAATCTCCTGTGTTTGATTTCTTGATAACTTCTTGTGAATATTGATAAATATCATGAGCTACTTCATCAGCAGTACTTGATAATAATCTTTCTTTGTTCTTTAATATATATTCTATTATCTGAGAGTCAAACCCAAGATTGTTGTAACCAAATAACCAACATTTATTTTTCTTCAAATGACTTAAGAAGTCCAATAATTTTGGTAAATCATTTCTTGTAGAGTGAACTACAAATATATGTCTGTCATTTGTGGTATAAGACTCAAAAACGCCAATGAAGCAATTCATTAGCGTTTCTAAGTCATATACCCAGTTTTTGATTTTCATCATAAACTTGTGATACCTTCGAACATAGTTGGATTAGTAATACTAGATACTTTTGGAGCATCAATAAATTCAGCAGCACGAGCTACACTGTCTGCTCCAACAAACCATTCAATAAATGCTTTGATGTCATCAGCTTCTTCTACATAGTATTCATACCATGTATCTAATGCTCTTCTTTCTTCAGCATAGTTTTTACCATTTTCTCTGGTTCTTTTAGCTTGCATTACATCTCCTTTGTCATCAAACTTAGGAACCATTTGAAATGTTTCCTTGCATTCTTTAGAGATTAATGCCATAATTTTTTGTTCAGGATCATAGATTGCCTCATTGTAAGGACAATCAAGGCTGATTGGAATCAATCTGAAGGTCTTCGCCTGATTCCATGTTGATTTGATCAACATCATTGAGTTTTGCATAAGGTTTTATTTTTAATGTTTCTTTACTTAAGTTGGGTAGGTCACACAATTCGCCTGTAAATCTAATATGTTCTTCATCAACATCCAAAATTTTACTGTATGTTGGTATGTATCTATCTGGAAATAAGAAAGATTCCATATAAGCCCACTCAGGGGAGTTGTATCCATAATACTCTCTTATCTTTGTTTTAGTCTGCTTACTAAGCTTACTATATTTACCTGCAAGTACATATTCAAAATCTTCAGAGATAGTATGCATATCAAAAGATAATGCAATTGTTTCCTCATCTAATTCATAATACTCATTGAACATTCTATTTGACATAAGTGTATTTAATAAATACTTATTCCAAGTAGGTTCTTCAGATTTATAATAAGTTAGTATTAGATTTTTATCAGATAGTTTATACATATCACTCCATTGCATATAAGATTGGATTGGTATAAACTTATGATCTTTTCTAATACCTAATGCAGGCAGAAGAAAACTTTTAGATTTTTGAAAGTATTTCTTGTAGATTTGTTTTACAGTGTAACTCATAATACATGTTCTCCTTTTAAGAATATATAAGGTAAACTAAAATCTCTTTCTTTAAAATGATAATTAGCTTTATCTAATTCATCATTTAGTTTTAAAGTCCAAGCTTCCATTGTTTCCTCAGATATTCTTATTGGAGCAACCTGCATATAGGGATCTACTACAATGAATCTAAACTCCACTGGATAATCTACACCAAAGGTTGTTTCTTTGATATGATTCACTAGTAATCTGTATAAAGCAGCCTGCATCCAATAATTATAATAATCAATTGATTCTTCAAATTGACCAATAGATTTGCTAGACTTTTTCAGATCATTTACTCTGATAACTTTAGCATCATGGTCTACAACTAAGTTATCAATAATTCCTCTGATACCAAAGAAATAATCATCAAATTCTAGACATACTAGGTCTAATTCATTATACTGCTTTATGTTTGTTGTAAGACTGTCTCGATTAAAGCCCATAAGATCCATTATGTTACTATTAGATTTAATAGTATCTACTGTATTCTTAGCAAAATCATACATGTCTTGGTCTACAACTGTTTTCTTTTCTGCTTGAAACTTATAGTCCAAATACTTAATATTCTTAGTAGTAGTCATCTTATCAATTCTTTGATCATCTGTCTTCAAACTTTGATATAAGTTTTGTTCTTTAAGTACATCTAAGATATAATCCATAAATGTTCCATCCATTTCTGATTTTCCATTTGCTTTCATAATCTCATAGATTTTATCAAGCACTTTTCTTGGCCCATCACTAGGCAGATCTGAAGACATTAGTAAAAATTCTTTATCAAAGTCTTCAGGGTTTAATAATAGGCAGTGAAGTAATTTACCTTCTACCATTGGTTTGTCTACTACATCATCTCTTTGTTTGAGGATATAGTGCTGATGAAATAAAACAGGACTAAACAATAATTTATTTAGCCCTGAGTATGACATCATGAAAGGTTGTGAGAAGAACTCATCTTCTAATCTTATTCTCTCTAAGTGAGGAATATCTTTTGCGCTAATCAGCTTCATCATCTTTTAAATTTATAATTCCTTCACAGAAGGAGCTTAATACAGTGATGTACACACCTGGTTTTGTCTTATCATAACTCCAGTACTTGGCATTAATATTCAATGGTACAGGCAATATAATTTCTGCATTATCATCTTCTATCCATCCAGCTTTAGTCATCTCATCTTGTATAGTTTGAGCAGGATTAATAAAATCCCATCTATGTCTACTGCCTCTTACAAAGTGCATTCCTATAATGAGAGGTAATTCTTTACCTTGCATTAGTTTTAAGAATGCATCTTTATATTTTTTCCAATAAGGAGCAGATAACTTTCTATACTTTTGTGTTGCTTTGCTTGCAATGAACATTCCTGACCTTGTCATTATTCTACCATTCTTGCTGCTTGGAACAGCCCCTGGAATAAAGAAGACATTTTTCATAGTTTAATTAATTTCTTAAAGTATTCTTTGACTTTCTTAGCACCATGATCCTTTACAGAATCACTAATGTCTTTTGATAAATCTACTATAAGATAAGGGAGATCATACTCTTCTTTGTATTTCTCCATCATTCTTTTACCAGCTTCATCATTGTCAAAGATAACATACTTCTCGGAATACTCTTCTTGAATCCAATCTAGTATAGGTTTTATCCTACTATTCTCACTACTAGGTGCAATGTAATCACCTTTGATACCTAAGCTTTTCATAGCCATAATATCTTTAAGTGAACTACATATAAATAATCTAGAGTTACCTTCTAGTTGTTCCCAACCTTGAATGTATTTAGAAAAATTCATAAACTTTTTGTCTTTGTTTTCAGGCATATATATTTTATATACTTCACCATCTGCTTTGGTATAAGCATACACTCTTCTACCTGCCCTACTAAAACTTTCACCCTCTTTGGTCATTGTAAATACTTCAACAGGTCTTACATTGTAAAGATCTAATAATTTGCTACCAACATTATATGGAGCCCAATACTCTTTATCATCTGTATTCCATGACCTATATTTAAGATCATACAATTTCCACTTAGTAGCTTCTGTCATTTTAGTTTTAGTATAAGTGCTGCCTTTTAAATATTCTTTGTAATCACCTATAACTAAATTAGCAGCTTCTATAAAACTTAATGATTTTGTCATCATTATTAAGTTAATAGCTGAACCATAAGTGCCTGTACTAAAACATTTAAATCTATACTCTTGTGCAGAAGGATTTAGATAAATATACATACTTGGATCATTGTCTCTTGGATTAAATAAACTTTTAATCTTTACACTTTGTCCATGTAACTTTTCAGTTAATCCTAAATAATGTTCAAATATCCATTCAGCAGGAACATCATCTATGCTGAATACTGCTTCTCTACTTGAAAACATAATTTAAATTGAATTAAACACCAAAGGGGGCATACAACCCCCTTGTTGATGCCATCATTAGTTAATTAATCTAAATCTAAATCATTATTAGAATCACGACCTGTAAATGAATCTACACTTTCAGATACTTTCTTTTTCTTAATATGAACTGCCTCATTGAATGTAATTAGTTTGCTTGGTTTTTCACCTTCAACAAAAAGTTCATAAGGCATTTTGCTTTTTTCCATCTTAGGTAAAAACAAACGATACTGAGTATATCCTGCTTTGTTTTCATACTCACTACCTGCAATACAGAAATGAATATATTTTTCAGGATCAATTAGATATTTTTTAGCAGCTTCTAAATAGTCTTCAATGCTATCTGCTTGAATATCATTCTCAATTAAATATTTACTTGCACCAATTTCTTTAGCAAAGTTCCAAATCCACTTGAACATTGCATCCTCTTTCTTTAGAGTTTTTCCTTCTTTGTTAGTATAGTCATTGTATGCATATTGTTGAGTTTGTACTCTTGCAACTTGACCTTTGTAGTTACCTAACTCAGGAACATCTTTATCAATTGGTAAACCTTCAAACCCCTCTTCTAAAATAGGAGCTGTCTCTAAATTTAACATAATGTTGTAAGAGCTAGAATCATAAGGTGGAACATCTAATTTGATGTCTACAACTCTTGCTACAACATTACCTGGTTGAATTACTTTAGAAGTGCCGCTGCTACTTCCTACTTTTTTGTCTGCTTCTTTGCTACTAAACATAATAATTTAATTTTAAGTGTTAATCAATATAAATTTTATTCCAATTAGTTGTCAGTGTATCTTCTTCTGATAGTTCAGATAACACTATCTCTTTGTTTCTTAAGTGCTCTGGTCTAGCACCACAAGATATTTCATCATTAGTTTTAAAGCTAATGATATTTTGTTTTCCTTTTCTGTAAAGATATCCAATAGCATCAGAATTAGATGCTGTGATTCTTTTAATTTTACCTGTAAGATCCAAATCTAAGGAATTAAATTCATTCCCTGCTTTTTCTAAGATAGTATCTTTAACATGGCCCACTAAAATAATTCTTGGTGCAAACCCTCTAATAAAATCTAAAATCTTATTATAAGCTTGTCTTAACCACTGATAGCCAGCACCTTGAGGCATGTTCAATATTGTACCATATTTAGGCTTACCTTCTGTAAACCAATTCTTACCCATAGAAGATTTAGAGTATAACTCTTCTGCATATCCTATACAGAATTCTTCTAGTGCAGTTACAGTATCAATAGCAACATACTTATAAGGATTACCTGCTTCCTTGATTGCTTTACCTACTTGCTTTAATTCATCTAGTGTTTTAATCTTAATCTTTAATGCCTCTACATAATCAGAGCCATCTTCAAAATCTAAGATCAAACAATTTTCTAATCCTGCAAGTAGTGTTGTTTTACCAACCTTTGGCTTACTAAAGATGATTAGTTCTTTTGGTGATTTTGTTAATGCCTTGACAGGTGTTAAAGGCAATTCAATTTTTAGTTCTGATGACATTTATCTTTTTGATTTCTTGGTTTAACCATTCTTTTGTACTCACAGGAACACATTGGATAATAGATAATAAATCTCTAATAGTCATTGTGCTTAAATGTTCATCTTGATCTTCTCTTGTAGGAAATGAATCAGAAAATTCAAAATCTAACTGAGGCTCTTTAGCAAATCCTGGTTTTGCTGTAAGAGGTTTTAGTTCATCTACATTTACAACATAAGGACCTTCCTCATGAAATGCCATAGAAGTATATACTTCATCATAATTTTTACAAGTTGGCATTGTGTATAAAACTAATTCAGTAGTTAGATTATTGTCTTTGTCTACTAAGTCATTCCAATCTTTGTCAAAGAGAATGAATACATGCTTACCAGCAAATTCATAACCCATTAACAATACATGATTAGGATTGTCTCTAATACTTTTTGGTGATATCAAAGTAGGAGTAATATGACTATATCCCATAGTCTTTGCTTTTTCAATTACTGCACTTTGAACTTTCTCTTTTGCTGAATGCCAAGGTCCTTTCTTTTTTTCGCTTTTGAATTCCATAATTAAATGATTTGATGAATTTTACTTTTAGCAAAGTCTGCTTTGAATAATGTAAGCTTTGGCTCACCATTTCTTACCTTAAGAAAATGAACTGCTAAGGTGTCCATATCCACAGGTATTCTATCAGGGCCATAAGTAGTTAACCCATATTTTGCAGGTCTATTAATACCCACTAAAATATCAGTGAACTGAAGTAATGCATCAGCACCAAATACATCACTGTCCTTTACAAAGTTTCCAATACTATTCTTTGCTAAACGATCTGTACTTTCTATTTCTCTGTTTAATTGACTTAATACTATAAAACATACAGGTAGTTGTCTTCTTGTTTCGGCAAGCATATTGCCTAAATTGTATAATGTTTCTATCCTATCTTTCTCACTAGCACTCTTCTTTAAGAGTAAACTGTGATCAATTGTGATTAGCATAGGTTTCTTTTTAAGTTTATAAAACTCAAAAATCTTTTCTCTCATTGATTCTACTGTCAGGGGTCTCTCATAGGTATAAATTTCTTTGTATTTATTTTCATTACAATACTTGATTGCAGCATTTAAATCATCATCTGTAAGCTTTAAACCAACACTTGATAGCTTTCTAACATTAATACCTGTGTTACCACTGATTTCTCTTAATGCTATATTTCTAGCAAGCATCTCAAATTGAAAGTCTAATACACAGAAATCTTGGTCAGGATTGAGTTTAAATGCCTCTCTTGATATCATACTACCAATTAAGGTTTTTCCACTACCAGGCCTGCCTGCAATCACTGTGAGACTATTCCATTCTAAACCATCCATTGATACCTCATTGAACTTAGGCCAGGGAGTCTTGATGCTTTTAATCTCTCCTGTCTGTCTCTTTTGAGCATATACAATAGCTTGGTCAAATGCTTCAGATATATGTATAAATCCTGACTCTTTAAGTGTTTTTGTCATTTTGCTAATATATTAATATAATTTAAACTTTCAAAGTTTACCATAAGATTTTTTCCTTCTTATACTCAACCAATTGCAAGTTTATTTTATTAAATATATCATTACAATCCCAGTTAAATACTTTCATATAGGCAGCATATGCAGGATGGGTGGATTTTATCACAGTATGATGATCACCAATGAGTGCTTCATATTGTTGTGCTTGTTTACCCATCAATACAAATATTAATCCTGCTTGTTGAAAGTTTAACATATCTATTAGATACTCCATAAATGGTTTCCACTGTTCTACATGTTTACCTACTTTACCTACCTCAGTAGTTAGAGCAGAGTTAAGCATAAGCACACCTTGATGAGACCATCTAACTAAATTTAATTTCTCTATTTCATCTACAGCATCTCTATCTTCTAGAGCCACAGTGTTTTCTACAGCTCTAAGAATATATCTTAGACTTGCTTCTGCTTTATTAGTGTTACTGCAACTAAATGCTACACCATCAGCTACTAAAGGTTGTGGGTATGGGTCTTGCCCAATCATTATAACCTTTACTTTGTCTACTGGACATTCTTCAAATGCCCTAAATACCTGTTTCAAGGCAGGAGTAAATCTTCTTCCTTCTTGATTCTCATTAATTAAGAAATCAATTATAGATTCAAACTCACTACTTCTTAAATGAGCTCTAAGGAATGAAGCCCATCCACTTTCTACTAATTTTCCAATTAATTTATTTCTAATTTGTTCAGTTGATAATTTTTCTTTATTTTCGTACATAAATTAAATTTATTTATTATGAGCAGAATATATGTAAATGCTATTAAGAAAAATGCTGTTATTCAAGTTCCATTTAATACAGATGATATTTCTAAACTTCACTGTATTCTATTGAAACATTTAGATAATAAAGTTTCTCTTGATGATGATTCTTGGCAAACAATAGAATTACTTTGTTCCAAGATTGATGAATATGCAAGACTGCAAAATCAAACCGAATCTAAAGAAGTAAATTTCTAATGGAAGGCAAAGAAATAAACCCAATTGAAGAGTTCACTAACTTAATTAGTGATCCTGAACAAGAGATTGAAGTTCTAGATGATGAAACAATCTTTAATGTACCTATGTCTGGTGCTTATGCTAAACGTCTTCAAGCAGTAGGTGCTTGGATGGTTGAATCAAAGAAGCCAGAAGAGATATTAAAAATCTATGAGAAGATTTCATCCTCTGATGATAACACTAAATATGATATGTTTACATTTCATCTAGAGACCATGTTAATCTTATTTCAAGAAATTGAGAAACAAGCAAGAGAAGCTCAAGCAATAAAGAAGCAAAAGATTAAAGATGTTGATGGTTTAGTATAATATACAACCAAACTCATTACCTATTTCTATACATGCTTGTATAGCCATAGATATTTGATCTTTACTGCAATCAGCAAAACTCTTTACCATTTCTAGTGTTTTACCTTCACTGTCTTTTGATTTAATAGTGAGGCCAGCTCTTCTTTTTACTTCTAATTTTACATCTTCAAAGTCATTACCAGTACAATGTGCAAGCTCTCTAATAAGAGCATGTACTTTTGCTAACTGTACTAGACTGTGATCATCTTTAACTACTTCACACATCATACTCACTCTATTCCCTGGTTTAAGGGAATGAAGCATTCTGTTGAATTTTTGTAATTCCTTATCATTTCTAGGAGCTAACACTCCCTTTTCATCAACTACATACTCAATAATTGTGTACATCTTTGTAAGTTATTTTATCAGGATCAAAATCTTCTAGGGCTTTCTCCACCCATTTTTTATCAATAGTCTCATGATACATTAGTACATGAACTGTTGCAACTTTATCAGGAGTTAGTCTTAATACTCTTCCTATTCTTTGTGCCGCTTTCCTTTCGTTACCATATGCATGAAGAACAATAGCACAATCCAAATCAGGAATGTTAACACCTTCATTAAGTTGTAACACACAAGATAACCTATTAATTTTCCCATCTTTAAATAGTTCTAAATTGTATTCACTATTAGGATTACCACTATGATAACTATGCTCACACATTTTATCAGCTTGCTCTTGTGTATTACAAAAGATAATGCATTTACCTTTTATACTATCTGCTAACTTCTTTGCATAAGATTCTTTTGTTGGATATTCCATCAAACATCTCATTCTCATAATCCTAAAATACATTTCTGATTTAGGATTACTTGCTCCCATTAAAGCTCTGCATTGAGATTGGTAATTACTATACTCACTAGTAGTCCAAGATTTACTTTTTGTCTTTACTTCATAAGTTGATAGTCTACTAAGATTTACAGGATGAACAATAATTCTATAATCATTTAGAATCTTATCATCTACTGCACTATCTGTAATATATCTATACTTAATTGGACAAAACTTATTTACCATTTCACCTTTCTCTGATTTAATAAATCTTGGTGGTGTACCTGTAAGTCCTACAATTCTACCACCATAATGTGTTAACCAAAAATCATGTGAGTATAATAAACTATGACACTCATCTAAATAGACTACATCATAATCTTGAGCTTGTTTACTAAGAGATAAGTAAGTAGTAATAGTAGTTCTATCTAATAAGTGTGACATACCAAACTTATTCATATCATCAAACCAACTATTGAATATACTTTTCTTTGGAGCAACTACTAAGAACTTAGCATCTGGATTAACTTCTTTTAGATACCAATTCATATGTAGTAATCCTATATAAGTTTTACCTACACCCATTGATATAGCTAATCCAACTCTTTTGTTCTCTTTTGCAACAGTCAAAGCTTCTTCCTGAATCTTTTCTCTTTTGCTCATAACCTTGTTTTTGAGAATTCTAAATCTTTTGCCTCTAATGGATTTCTCTCAATCCATTCATGGCATGTTCTACACACAGATAACCATGTATTTTTGTCTAAATAGAATACACCTCTACCCTTCATGTGGTGGATATCAGTACTATTAGCAGTACATCCATCTAACCTTGCTTGACAATAAGGATAAAGTGTTAAGTATTCTTTTCTAAGTTTGGAATATAACCCATCTAAAGCAGCTTTCTTATCTGATTTGGGCTTTGGAGACTTTATTGGTTCTTTCTTGTACCAACAATCTTTGCAGAATTTCTGCCCTGCATGGTTCTTCCATATAGTTTTTAGCTCACCACATGCAGCACATTCTTTGAGCTTTACAATCATTCATCATCAGGCTCTATATCAAGGTCCTGGAGTTTATCTAAGGAATCTGGGTCTATAGTTTCTTCACTGTATTCTTCAAGTTCTTCTTCATAATCATAGTTACGTTTAGATTCACCATTTAATAACACACTAGACACAAATGGATTGTTCAAATCATCACCCCAATTAGCAGACATCAGATACTCAAAATCTTCATCTGTCATTCTTAGATAAACTTCCAAGGAAACCTCGATGGATTTTCCATTTGGAAGGTTGATAATCATTCTTTTATAATAATAAAATACAATTATCAAACCTACCAATAATAACACTTAAACTTTACAAATTTAAAAAAAAACTTGCATTATATCACTATAATGCTAAACTTTTTTCTTCAGTAATTTCACCTTCAAGATTAACATCTAGCTTGACTCCAACCTTTCTCATCCATAAATCTTTCTTCATACCCTGCACATAATCCCATGCTTTTGGTATGAATCCACAATCTTCAATGACATGTTGTTCACCTATTAATCTAGTAGGTACTTCTTTGATATGACCAGCACTTAAAGTTACTTTAACTGTTGGACCAAATACTTTCTCACATTCAAATATACCTTCAGCATGATGTCTCATTGCTCTGTGTCTACTATCTGGTATCCATGCCTTGGTTTCATCAAACCAATCATGAATGTTGATATAATCTTCCCATTTGCCACCATGCTTCTTAGCAGATGACATTGCGTGATGAACAGGTGTAGCCATTATAAAGGAAATTCAGGTGGTATTCTATCAGTAGCTGTTATCTTATCAACATCAAAGTCAGACCCTTTTAAAATCTCAGGATGATATTTCTCTAATACATCCATCAAAGTAACTTCAGGTTTAGTTTCTGGAGCAGTTGCTTCCATTGCTTCTTCAACCTCAGATGGTAACTCTGCATCATCTTCACTAAAATCAACATTCATTTCTATGGTTTGATTTGTTTCTGTGTAGTAGTTGTAATGTTCCCATGAGAATTTACTAGCACTAATTTCCATTTCACCATAGCCACCATCATTATTAACAAAGCCAGGCTCTTCTTCATCAATTACTCTCCATGCTTGAGAATACATTTGATTACTAATATCTGCATTAAAGTATGACTCTATTCTTTCGCTAACATAACTTCCATCTTTATCATAGTACACATTAAAAGAATCAATGTCTCCACTATCTCCACTGCCACTATAATTAACTTTGAAAGTACAGTTTTCTGGAAGCTTTGTGTCTTCTATATTAGACATCAACAATTCCCATAATTCCATTTGTTTATCACCAAGTTGGCTTACCATCTTTGGTTTCATGTATTCATAAAGACTTTCTTCTTCATTGATTATTTCAATATCTGATTCTTCAAAGTCTTCATCATCTTTGAAAGTTATCTCATCTTCTTCTGCACCATAATAGAATAAATCTTTCCAATTAGAGAACATAGTATTAATATGCATAGTACCTAATTCTTCTAGCTCTACAGCTGGATATGCATCTGGTCTCATAGCATACAGAGTAATACTTTCTGTTGCAAAGTTTAACTCAAATACTTGCTCATAATCATTAGGGTCTACATTAGGAAAGTTCATAAACTTTCTAGAGTTAACTATATCATGAATGATATCATTCAATGTAGTATCTTCTCTTAAAGCAAATGAAGGATTCCATGTAATGCTTGGATTTCTGTCATTGAATCTTCTAATACCAGTTCTAAATTTGTCTACAATATCTATAAATTCTTGTGCAGAACCTACTTCTGATAAATCTGTTGGATCTAGTGGTATACAACCTTCTAGTCCACATAATAATTTAAATTTTAATGCTCTTGATTTCATAATTAATATAGCCCCTAGTTTCCCAGGGGCTGTTATTACTTTGTAATTACATTGTTACTTTCTCTTTGATTAGAGAATTAATCTTTGTCTTTAAGAATCCTACAAACTGAGCTGGGAACTTAGATACATCATCCATATCAATAACATTCTTGAACATATTTCTACTTCTATATCCACCAATAGTTACTTGGATAACTTGAAATCCCAT